CTGGGCAGCGACGCGGTGGAGTGTGGCTGAGCGGGCGAAGTGACAAGTGGGTCCGGGATGGAGCTGACTACTTCAGGACGCTGGGGCACAGCGTGAGAAATAGGCCCGAGATTATCGCCTGCCGCGACGTTCGCCGGGATGTCGGTTGGGCGGCGGTCGTAAAGCGGGCGGATTTCCTCAACGCACTTGAGGCTGCTGATCTCGGAGCAGTAGTTGCGGACGGCATCGACACTCAGCCCAAGTTGGCGCGCAGCATCGCCGTACCGGATGTCGGGGTCGAGATCCTGAGTGGCCTGGCCGTCCCTGGACTGGTAAGATTGCAGGTCCAAGCGGACGGCGGTGTGGCCGTACTGGCGCAGGACCAACTCGCACCAGGCTGTGAGGATGGGGGTGTTGGGGTCGGTCACGAGGTAGCCCCGCGCCTTGTTGGCGAGAACCACGCCCACGTCGCTGCACATGTCTGTGGTGGCATGCAGCTTTGCCAACTGCCGCGGCAAGTCGGCAATGGAGCTGCTACTGGTCTGCGGGCGGGGGTAGACGCGGCCCAGCATGGTGACCGGCGCGGAGGCATCGTGCTCGGTGGCCTTGAGCCGGACGCCGATGGCGTCGGAGACGGCCTCGTAGACGGAAGGGAGGATGTCAGGAGTGAGGCCATCGTCCCCGCCGTACAAGCCGAGCGCGGCAATGGCCTCCTCGTGGGTCATGCCCTGCTCTCGCAAACCGATGTAGGCGATGAGGCAATTGTCCAAGGAGTTCATCACCGACGTGCCAGCTTCTCCGGATGCGCGGGAGCCACCCAGGGAGTACTTGATACCGTGGGACGTCTTGGCGCTGGCCGTCAACAACTCAGTGTGGATGCGCACTATCTCATTCTCGCACCCCGGGAAACAAGCGAGCAGAAAGGACCGCTCGAAGTCGTGGAGTGCGAGCGAGTGAGTGCCGTCAAAGCGGGAGAAGTCGGTCTCGATGATCTTGCGCGCGCGGCAGCACAGAGCTTGCACGCGCCGCCCGACCTCGTCCGGGTGATGGCCGAAAGCATACCACGGGAGGGTTTTGAGGTGCGCGGCCAGGGCATGTGTGTAACGAGAATATTCGTAGCAGTGCATGGGGGTCAGGGGCGAGATGTTGCGCGGGTCCTTCCATTCGGTGTATAACTCGGCCTTCTGGAAGGAGGTGACCTCAGTGGGCGGATGCACAAAGCCAAAGTCGTGGAGAGATCGCTCGTTGGCCGCTCGTTGCGCCGGGCGAACCTGGGCGTCGACCACTTGCTGGTGGGTGTGGGGGGCCAGTGGCGCGGCGAAGGCCCGGATGAAGTCGCGAATGTAAGCCTCATACTTGCGCGGCATGGGCTTATTGTTCGCGACGGCGGTGAGTCGCTTGTCGATGCACCATGAGTCGTTGGCCCGCGATCTGACGGGCATGTACGTGCCAGGGACAATGGGCGGCGCGATGTAGCGGCCCGAGAATTTGCCAACTTCGAACTTGTCGTCGGCGGAGGCGAGGCGAACGTACGCCCCATCGGTGACGGCAGCCGTGTTCGACGAGGTGGCGGGCACGCACCGGTCGATGGGCAAGAGGGAGAAGGCGAATGTTGATGCGCGATTGCCCTCCTGCACATTTGGGAAATACTGGGGCACGAAAGTGTTGAGGTCATGCAGCTCGAGCGCCTTGCGCTGCTGTCTCGATGCGATATGGTCGCGCAGCGCGTCGCTGAACCGGATTGAAGTGTGCCCTCCCGGCGCAGCGGTGGACATGTAGGTGTCGGCAGGCGTGGAGCCTTGCACGCGAAGGGTACACACCTTACGCGGACCCGCAATGGTGGCGTGCTCATTACAGATGTCGAGGCGGCGGATAGAGCAGCCCAGGGGCTCGGTAGTGCGCTCGTGGCGCAGAGTAGGAACAAGAAGGACGAACGAGAAGTGCGCGTCGTGACGCACGCGCTCGACGCTGTAGTGCACGACAGCGTCGTTGGTCACCATCGTGCAGGCATCAATCTCGTAGTCCCAGAGACGGTGCGAGTAGACGCCTCCGCCGTTGACGTGGGTGGTCACGACGGAGTTCTCGTCGCACGTCCAGGAGTACTCCTTGTGTGACCCGGCGGGGTCGAGGGGCGTGAAGGTGTAGAGCAGGAAGGGCTGGGCCATCCACAGGTAGTCCGCCCAGTCGATGTAGTAGTCCACGTTCAGCATCTTGAACACGTCGTTCGGGCCGACGGGGTGCGAGAACTCGGGGTGATACAGGTCCTTGGCGGTGTGGTGGACCAACGAGCCGCGAATGTTGCTGTATGTGTCTCTGGCTGAAGGTTGAATGCTGTAGACATCGCGCCCGGCCGAGCGTACGAAGCGGTTGATCGTGGCGTCGCCCTCGTCGCGGGAAGCGGCTGTCTTCGGGTGCGAGTGGGCACGCGTGGTTGGTTTGGCAGGGACTATTTGGAGCTGGCGGAACATGCTGCGCAGGTGGCCGGCTTTGGCCGGGGCCCACTCCGGACTGACCTGCCTGAACTCGGCGATGATTGCCAAGTAGGCGAATAGAGCGAGCGCAGATAGTGCCCATAGCGGCGGCTCCATGGATTCCTCAGGGTCCAGAGGGATCGGGACGCAAGGGTTTGGTAATGACGGCCACGGGATGGCGGTCATCAGATCTGCCTCGAGACGCTGGAACAGGGTCTGATCTGAAAACCAAGAAAGTAGGGCGATGGACGACATTCCCAGGGCGTGTTCGACATCGCGGGCAAGCGCGTGAAACACGGTCGTCGGTATGGTAGGGCCGGGCGGGCCGCACAAAAGTGCGAGCGCGCCAGACATGGCGCTGTGGATCGTCGCCTCGGCGGCCAGCAGCGGGGCGTCGTACGTGTACGATGCCGGCGGCGTGGCGGCGGAGACGACCACAAGAGCGGCCAGGCTGGCGAGGAGCACCACCCAATACGACCCGCGAGGGCGCGGTCGGTACGGGTGGGCTTCTTGGGCCGGAAAGCCGATACCTGCTCTCAGTGGCGTTGACAACAACGGGACGGCGGACATGTCGGCGGTCGAGGTTGCGGAGAACGGCTGGGGCGAGGTG